ATCCTCTTTGTCCTTTATCCCAAATTAACCAACCCATTGTTGGTGGCAAATCATCGGTAAAGTAATTACCTCCCCATATTATTTGATTTTCAGTTATTTGACATAGGTATTGTAAAGTTCCACTTATAGGCTTTGACTTATCCCAATCAGGAGCATCGTAAGATTTCCATCCGTTTTTATCTGCGCCTCCTTTACCATCTCCCTTGCCTTTAAGCATACCGCCATAATCTATTCCGTAAGGTGGGTCAGTTAATAATAGTTCTGGCTTTTTACCTAACAAAAGTTTGTCTAAATTATTTGTATCTGTACTATCCCCACAAAGTAATCTGTGTTCGCCTATCTCAAATAAGTCGCCTAATACTATGTCCGTTTCTATTCCGCCATCTGGAACGGCAAAGTCATCTTCCTCTGCCTCTAATACTTCTTGTTCAAAGTTTGGTATATCTAACCCCCAATCTGTTAATTCTTGTGCATCCCAATTATTAGCCAGGTCATCCCAATCCCATTCGCCATATCCTACGTTATCCTTTACAATAAATTCTTTTTGCTGCTGCTCGTTCCAATCGACTATTTCAACTGCGACTTCTTTATGCCCTGCTTCCTTAATTGCCTTTAGGCGCATATTGCCACCAAGTACAACCATATCCTTATTTACTACAATAGGTCTTACGTTTAACATATCAGGAAAGTCCTGTATTGACTTTACTAATTTTTTAAATTTATCATCTTTAATTAAACGAGGATTATTAGGGTTAGCAATTACTTCCGTAATCTTGACTTTTTTTATCATAGGTTTTTTATTTACCTGCCCTGACCTCTATATGCTTTAGGTCTTTGGCTATGTTTGTTATAGGATTTCTTAGCGTGTCCGCATTTCCTTTTACCAAAATTAACCTTTTTTGAATCACTTTTAACCTTTGCCATCTATTTTTTTATTGTGTATGTCTTTTAAATAATCATAGTGCGTCTTTGTATCCCCCATTACAACGTGGCATTGCCTACATAATGCCTGTAAGTTTTCAATCGTATCTGCCTTGTTTGATCCGCCCATTCCCCTTGCGTCTATGTGATGAATGTCAACTGCTTTAGATCCGCAAGCCTCACAGGGTATAAAGTCCTCTATTCCGTAACCGAAATAATCCAGGTATATTTTAACGTGCTTTTTCATTATCAATTTGTTCAAGTTTCTTTTGCGCCCAAGCAACGCCCTCGTCGCCACCCCAAGCTAACCACATAAGCGCACCGCAATCTACTTTTGGATCGCCTTTACTATTCTCTCTGTGCCTTTCAAAACTTGCCATTCTTGCTATTGTATCCCTTGTAATATTTTCGCCTTTAGCTAATTGATTAGCGCGCGCCCAACCAACAGGCGTTCCACATTTACGATCGTATTGATTTCTAATATTTATTGCTCTTTGCGCGTTTACTCTTGCGGCTTGTGGGTAATCTTTGTAACTATCAACCATTGATACACGAATTGCAGCCCATACGCTTTGCGCCTTTTCCTCTGTATCGTATATGCAAGCACCTGATCCAATTCTATATTTTCCGTTTGAGCATTTAATTACTGGCATTGTCTATCAATTTACTATAAATAGCAAACCTCTGCTTATTTACTTCGTGCAAGTTGAAGTTCTTATTACAATACTCGTAAAGGTCATTGCCGTACTGTGTGCGTGCTGCCTGATCGTGGGTTAATAGCTTAATCCAATAATACCAATCCTTTTGACTATTGACGTGGCAAGCAGGATAAAAGCCCTTGTAAGGATTTACATTGCTTACGATAGCAGGGTTTTTCTTTGATGCCGTTTCTAATACCTTTAAATTTGACTTCATTGAATTAAACTTAGAATCAACCAAAGGGATAAGGCTTATGTCTGAATCACAATAAGCCGCCATATATTCAGTTACAGGATTGTAGTTATAGATTGTAGGCTTTAGCTTTAAGCCATTTGTAAAAGCGCAGATCATATTATCCCAGATATGTTTCTCGCCTTCATTGTAACCTGCTATGATTGTTCGTACAGGGAAGTTTATGCGCTTCATTGGGTTGCGTAGTATTTCCAAATCCCTTCCGTGCGTTCCTGATCCTGACCAAAACAGTCTTACAATATCCGAAGGCTTTTTATCTAAGATAAATTGCTCCTCGCCATAGGGAATAGCATTAGGCAATATTTCTACGTTTATATTGTGCTTGTATATTTCTTCTGCTAATCTACTATGGGTGCAAGTACAAAGGTCTGCTATTAGTAACCAACTTATAATCTGTTCTGGTATCTGATTTAAAATATAGTGCTGATAAAGAATGTGCGAAGGATCAAGCTGCCAATGATCGTCATTATCAACTATTAATTTAAAGCCATACTTTTTGCGCCATTCAATCATTTGCTCTGGCCTTATGTTAGCAAGCATCCTATTCATAACCACAATATCAAAGTTCCCCTCAAATGTTTCCTCGCTTAACGTATCAGTAATTAAGCAATAATCTTTTTTCATATTAACCAAAGGCATCATTATCCTATGATACCCCACGCCACTTTGCTTGCTTGTTATAGCTAAAATTCGCATCTAATTTTTTTTTCTGTATGGTATATAGGTTGATATTTTTCCCAAATTGCCTGCGCCCTTTGTAGGCTTGCATCCTTCATAGCCCTATAATCTGTGCCATTACCAACATCGTGTCCAATATGTTCGCTTTTTAAATCAGGAATGTAGTAATTAGTAAACCCAGCAATGATAGCCCTTTCTGCATAATCCCTGTCCTGCATTCCGTATGGATCGTATTCAGTATTATACCCCCCGATTGTGTCAATCAATTCCCTTGTTATAAAATTATCGCCAAAAGGAACGTGGGTTTTATGAATCCCATCTTGTAATGGCGGCAATTCCTCTACGCAATGTATTCCAATAATGCCTGTTTTTGGTACACGTTGCGCAAACATAACCCAATTTGACAACCAATTCTGTGGAAGCAATATATCATTTGCTAACAAACAAACGCCGTCATATCCTCTGGTCATATTAAGCCCTGCATTTACTCCTGCACCTATGCCTCTTTTATTTCCTACATTACAATTTGCCCAATTAAATAAATCATAAGGTACTTGATCGCTTCCATTGTCTACTAAAAAGCAATCGGCATCGTAACCAGAATTAAAAAAGTTCTGATCAATAACACGCTTTGTTAAATCGTTTCTATTTAGGGTTAATAAGATTACGGCTATGTTCATTTGTTCCTATTTTTCTTGCAGGCACGCCCGCGTATTTACTAAATTCCTCTGTTGATCCTTTTATAAAAGCACTTGCGCCAATCATACAACCTATTTCAATAGTTGTAAATTGATGCAATACTGCGTTTAATCCAATGTTTGAATATTCTTTTATAACCGAATGTCCTCCAATTTTTGCACCGCAGCTTATGGTAACATTATCGTAAATATGGCAATCGTGTCCTATATGCGCGTGCTTCATTATAAAGCAATTATTTCCAATCGTTGTAATATCTTCCGTTCCCGCGTCAATTGTAACTAACCCTGTAATCATATTTCCATTTCCAATAATTACTTTTCCTTTTGGTTGCAGCCAATACTTTTTATGCTCTGCCTGGTCACCTATAATACAATAAGCACCAATGTAATTGTTATCCCCTAAGATAACGTTATCGCCTATGATGGCGGTTGGGTGTATAAAATTTGCCATATTATTGTTTTTCAAACCATTGATATAATCGCATTACCATATCGAACTTACAAGCACCGCACCATACTGATACGATAAAGTTAGCATCTAAATATGTCCTATAAATATGCTCATACATTTTTAAGTCATCTAAATCAAGGTTTCTTATGTATCCGTTTTTAGCACATTCATAGTTGCCTATGTTAGCCGCAAGCCATTCCCTATGCTCTTGTTTTATTTCCATAAAGACCACATTAATTTAGTTATTATTGGTGCTAAGAATCCAGCTATAAACATTGTACTTGTAATATTCTGTATTAATTCAGGCAGGAAATAGTGTATTGGCGCAAGCCACGCAGCCAAGCAACTTCCACAATTAAAGGGCTTGAAATTAATTCGCCATTTATGTTGTAGGTTATGAATCTCAATAAAAAATAATGATGCACAGATAGCAGTTATAATTGATAAAATCATTTTCTAATATTTGTTTTCATTTGTTTTTTGGTTTTATTTATCGTCCGTATGATTGACATATAGGGTATGCCTGTTTTACGGCTTAATTCTTTAGCGTTCTTTTTAAAGTCAATAGCATATAGTTTTAAAATCTCTTTGTTATACCAATGCAAGCCTTCCATATTTGCTTCTAACTTTTCAAACATACTTTTATCGTAATCATCTGAAACAAAATCTTGATCCACAAATTCCGTGTAATTTCTGTAATTCTTATAGAAAGTACTTCGGTCGCTTTTAATCATATTTAGCATTATCCTAACTATATAAAATTTTAATTCATTCCTTTCA